AGTTAGTTTTGTTCTTTTGGTTTCTCAACATCCTCAACTTTCACCATACCTTTTCTCACAAATTGACCAGTACTAGGGCAAATCCAATGTGCTTCGGTGTATATTTTCCCGAGATATTCTCTAGATTTGAGTCTAGGTTGGATGAGATCTCCAGTGTAAGGAGAGCGTATAGGTTGTGGGTTAACAAAGTCCATACAAGTATTTAGTCGATTCTGCAGAAAAATAAACTATAATATAGACGTTATGAGTAAAAAGTGTGTAATACCAGTCAGTGGTGGTATCGATTCAACAGTCATATTGCATTGGGTTGCATCAGAAGGAGTAGAGATACATGCTGTGAGCTACAATTATGGTCAACGACATTTTGAAAGAGAGATGGAGTGCGCTGTAGCAAATTGTGAGAAGCTCGCGAAAACACACAAAGTGTTGAGTTTAGACTTCTTTAAAGATATAGTGAACACAAGCTCGTTGATTAACAAAAATATTGATGTCGCTAAAACAAAAGATGTGCTCGGTGATCCACAGACTGTCAATTATGTACCAAATAGAAACATGATGATGCTGTCAATATGTACAGCGTATGCAGAATCTATAGGAGCATCACAGGTGTATCACGGAGCTGCGTTAGTTGATAGTCAAGCCGGTTATTGGGACGGCTCTAAAGAGTTTTTACATGCCATCAACAGAGTGAACGAATTGAATCGTAGAGATCGTGTTGAAATCCTAGCACCGTTGATCACCAAGAGTAAAAAAGACATTATTGAATTAGGAGTATCATCCGGAGTAGATTTTTCATCAACATGGACATGCTACGAAGGTAGAGACAAAGCATGTGGTCTGTGCCCGGCCTGCAGCTCTAGAATCAAGGGTTTCATTGATGCTGGTGTTAGAGATCCGTTGCAGTATGAAATCGACATACCATGGGAGAAGTACAACTGTTAACAATATGTGCGGCATTTTCGGGTCATTTAATTTTTCAACATACGAGGCACTATACAAGAAAAACTGTATACGTGGAAACTTCGCAGGTGGTTCAATATATGTTGAGCAGAGAACTGGTGACATGTATGCGAAAAAATGGTCTGGTACACAGACTGAGCAAGAATTGACAGGTGAATACAGCCTGGTACATCCTGGTATGATCTTTGCAGGTCACACACAAGCTCCAACCTCCGCTAATCGTGAATATGATGTATACACAACACATCCATTTGAACATGGTAGATGGATTGTTGCACATAACGGTGTCTTAGAGAATGATAGAGAGTTAAGAAGTGAATATCTAAAAAACGCAACCGGTAAGTACAAAGGAGCAACCTTCAATGCATTACCATGCATTGTTGATAGTGCCGTGATACCAGCCTTGTTGGATGAGCTGTACATGGATGATGATGTAGATGCGCTACAAGATGTATTCAGTTTACTACATGGTACATTCGCATGTTGGGCATATAATAAACAAACCAGACAACTGTACCTTACCAGGTCCGGATGCACACTATTCGCTGATATTAACACAAGTACGTTTTCATCTGTCAAAATACCTGATGATGTTGATCAAGAATTACAGCAAGGTGTGATTTATTGCGCCACAGTAGAAGGGTTAGCGAAAGTAGGTACTTTTGAATTTGACTCACCATTTTTTATGTTTTGATATGGACTACAGAATAGAATATATAATTGACAATTACACAAACTCACATTACAAGTTTGTACAAGCTACGGACACGAAAAATGCAGTAGAAGAGTTTAAGAAGTTGATCACAGAACAACTACCAATAGAAAAAATAAACATCCTCAACACATCTTTGGTACGTGAACAAAATGAGAAAATCATCATAGTTGATACATGAAACCGATATTGATTGTTTGTTGCACCAAAGGAAAAAAAGCTGAAACAAAGCTTTACAAAAGCCTCAGTATGTTATCTAAGCAAGAGGTAAAACTGATGTTTCACGAAAACAACACCACCGGTTTACCATCAATATACAACCAATATATAAACCACAAAACGCTCAAGAAGCATGACATCGTGTGTTTCATTCATGATGATGTGTATGTAGATGATTTGAGATTGAAAGGTAAATTGTATAGCTGTTTACCTTCATTTGATATTGTAGGTTTAGCCGGTTGTCTCAAACCGATACTTCGACCACCGGTATTGTGGCACCGGATGTCAACAAGAGAAAATCAAAGAGGGTACGTGATGCATAGTTTGAAAACAGCACATGATGAACCTGGTGTGATGTGCTCATCTTTTGGTTACACACCTAGTCGTGTGGTGATGATAGATGGGTTGTTTATGGCTGTTAATATTAAAAGAGCAGTTCAAGTTGAATGGAAATTCAATGAAGCTTTCACTTTCCACCATTACGATATAGCTAGCTGTTTAGATGCAAACAAAAAGCAGTTACGCATCGGTGTGACACCGATAAACGTGATTCATGATTCTCCCGGGTTGAGATCGTTAGATGATATAAAGTTCAAACAATCAGAACAAAAATTTTTAGAATTGTATACATGACATCATCTCAGATAGATTTAAGCTTTTATGAAAAGGTGGTCATGTATCATTGCTTGACTGATGAATCATATCTCGGATCAGTGGTTGAGCATATACAACCAGAGTATTTTGAAAACATAGATATCAAGAGAATCATGGGTGTAGTGACAGATTTCTTCAACAAGAGAGACGCAGTACCTAGTCTGACCGAGATCAAATCACATCTCGTCACACCTGAATTGCTCAGCAGCTTTAAAACAGTTGTACAGATGATACAAAATTTCGATACAAAATTCAACAAAGATGAATTGTATGAAAACACCGAACAATTTTTCAAGCAAAAAGCAGTATACACAACTATGATGAGTGTAGCAGACAAATGCACAACAGGAGAGATGGACACTGGTGATATACTCGACAAATTCGAAACTGCGTGTAACATAACATTGAATGTGGATAGAGGTTTAGATTACTTTAACGAGATTGATACACATATCAGTGATTTGCTACATGAAGATAGCACAGTCCCATCCGGTTGGAAGTGGTTGGATGATAAACTCGACGGAGGTTTTCTGGAGCATGGTAGAGCTATATATGTTTTTGCAGGTGAGACTAACATTGGTAAATCAATATTTCTTGGAAACATTGCTGTGAATCTGGCTAGTCAGGGCAAGACAGTGTTGTTGGTGACACTTGAAATGTCTGAACTTGTGTATGCGAAACGACTGAGCACCAAGATCACACAGATACCCATAAATGAATTGTCATCACAGACCCAATGCTTGAAAGAGACATTAACAGATTATAAAAACTCACATGACAAATCCAGGATTTTGATCAAAGAATTTCCACCTAGTACCATCACCTGTTCAAATCTACAAACATATATCAAAAAGCTACAAAACACCGGTATACAAGTTGATGCAATCGTGCTCGATTATGTCAACTTGCTCACAACTAGAGACGGTGTCAATTCATACGAGAGAGTCAAATACATTACCGAGAGACTACGCGCATTGAGTTATATTTTCTCATGTCCGATCATTACAGCTACACAATTGAATAGATCCGGATACAATGAAATCAATCCAGGTCTAGACACTGTTGGTGAGAGTTATGGTCTCGCTGCAACAGCTGATTGTATGATAAGCATCTGGCAAGAAGAGGAGGACGCTGAATTGGGTATCATAAAGATAGGCATGATGAAAAATCGATTTGGACCAAATTTTGGAAGCTGTACTCTGTCGATAGATTATCCAACATTAACACTCCGAGAAGATGCAAGTTTACAGGAAGCTCTACCAGAACCAGACACAGCACCTGATACAAATTACGCAACATCGACCATCGCGAGTACACTTGATTTCTTGAATAGTGAGTAGCTTGATATTTAGTCGAGCACTTGTAAATATTTTACAAAATGGCAAAAAAATTGCATGTATTTACTGATTGTGACCTGGATGGTGCTGGTGCGTATAACACATTATGTCTGTTAACAAAACAGAAAATGAGTTACACAATCACGCGTGTTGTTGATGTTCGAGAAAAAATGCTCGGGTGGCTCACAACAAACAATCTAGAAGATTATTCTGATGTGTATGTATTGGACCTAGACCTGAGTCAGTATCCAGATGTATTACATGCTTTTGATCGAAACAATGTGACTGTTATTGATCATCACAAACCACATATAGATAACAAACACAAATACACAAATGCTAGCACCATAATCGAATCACAAGGTTCAACAACCAAACTGATATACAAATATTTTGACGGTAAACGATATCTCACGTCAGCTCAAAAGCTGCTAGTGTTGATGGTTGATGATTATGATAGTTACAAATTCAAAGTACCTAATTCATATGAGCTGAACATTGTGTTCTGGTCATATCAAGGTGACCGAATCGACAAATTTATCAATGATTTTCAAAACGGATTTGAATCGTTCAACAACCAGCACCAAAACATAATAAAATTTTATCTCAAAAAATTGTCGAACATAAAATCGAAATTGAACGTGCATAGTGCGTACTTGAGCGTCAAAAACAAAAAACGTAAATTGGTAGCGGTCTTTGCAGAATCATGCATAAACGATATAGCTGATCATGTCTTAAAAAATTACAAGAGTGATATTGTGTTTGTTGTGAATTTAAACAGCAACAAAGTGAGTTTAAGAAGGTCAAAGGACTGTGATGTTGATTTGAGTGAGCTAGCTCAAAAACTCTTTGATGAAGGAGGCGGTCATGTAGATGCTGCCGGTGGTGTGATATGCGAGAAATTCATGCTATTCTCAAAAATGTTTAAACCAATGAAGATCAAACAGTTCAATGGGTAGATTAACACAAAGCATACTCAGTAGTGATCCTATGTATCAGGCGTATAAAAAAGAGTATGAACATCTATTCCTTTCATTTTGCACGTTAATCTGTCATCTACATAATAAAAAAATGAATCTACCAAATATATTCATAGTGTTGTTGAAAGACAAGACATTACGTGAAATGTACAAGAATATGATGAGTATTGAGAGTGACTATGATGCATGTAAAAAATTCTTAGAATATGATCCAACGTTGTACAAGTCAAAATATATTAAAAATTTTATCAATTCAAACGATATAAACGAAATGTTATGAGTGTCACACAACAGGAGAAATTAATATACAACAAGTATCTCGCGATCACAAGAAACGCGCAAGACAAGCCCTTCAAACTCCGCAAAAAATTTGACAGCATAGACGATACAACAATTGCTTGTCTGAGAAAATTGTCATTATTTTTTAATAAGTTTAAACATGTTGATATCGACACTTTCTTTCGAGCCCCATGGGAGATTTATATCGACAAAGGAATGTTCGATCTAAAATTCTACACCACACAGCGCGCATTAAAAGTGTATACATTATACATACAACGACAAGCACAGCGTAAACCGGACACTGAGGAACAATTGTATGACATCAAAAAATCATTACAATATATATATCGATTCTGCAACAACAACAACATTAACATAGACCAATACACATCACATGTCACAGACGGTATACCGACATTTATATTGCACTTGAAAGAGCATAATGTCAATATATACACATTATTTGGATTCACAGATTTCGAATCAAAAATGTCTCAATTAGATCATGACCATCTGAAATTCATATTAGGAGATCTAGCAACAAATTTAAATCAATTCAGAACAAACTACATCACATCTAAACATGCAAAAACATTTATAAAACTAGCAATTAACAAAATTAAACAAAATCAAAATACAGTTGAACTTCAAAACAAATAATCTATAATAACAATATGAGTACATTCACAACATCAATGTTCGCGAGCATCAAAGACGCTCTTCAAAAAGATAATAAACCCGCAAGTGCAATGACTGACATCTTGCGTCTGACAAAAGGTAACAGTTATGTGGTACGTTTAGTACCCAATGTAACCAACCCGGAGAAGACATTTTTTCATTTTTACAGCCATGGCTGGGAAAGCTTCGCTACCGGTCAATACATCAGCGCTGTGAGTCCACAGACTTTCGGTGAGCGAGATCCGATTGCAGAATTTCGTTACAAAGTGAACCGAACTGGTTCAGAGGCAGATCGTGAAAAGGCAAAAGCGATCATTCGATCAGAAAAATGGTTGGTAAATGCTTATGTTATTGACGACCCGGTAAATCCAGAAAACAACGGTAAAGTCAAGATTTTGCGATATGGTAAGCAGCTGCATAACATTTTGATGGAAGCGATTGAGGGTGAAGACTCTGAGCAATTTGGTCCGCGGATATTTGATTTGAGTTCGGAGGGTTGTAGTCTGAGAGTCAAAGTTGAAGACCAAGGAGGTTTCCCGACATATGTATCAAGCAAGTTTTTGATGCCCGGTGCTATACCTGGTGTAGATGCATCGAACACAGATGACATCACATCGAGTGTGACTGATTTAGACCAAGTGTTCAAAATCAAAAGTGTACAAGAATTACAACAACTATTAGATGAGCACTTCCATTGCATTGATACATCTGTTGTAACTGAACAACCGGTGACACCAGCAACCAGTGTAGCAACACCTGCGAGTAACACCACTTCTGATCCGGATCTGGATGAAGAGCTACCTGGGTTAGAGCCAGCTGCAACTGAACCAAACGCGAATGATGTGTCTCTAGATGATGACAAAATCAAAGAACTGTTACAGGGTTTAGATGACTAATGTTGAACAACAGTCACAACCTGCTGTAAATCCACCTGATTTAGCCAAGTATGAAAACGATTCAGGATTCAATCCAGAAGACATGGACATACTCACAGCATTTACTGGAAGGATTAGTTCAGAATTGCGGCAAGTTGATCAGCAGAATGTTGGAAGCAACAGCAACATTCAAGCTCATCAATTGGAACAAAAAAAAATTTTATCTGGTCTCGAAACTACAAAAAGTGTAGCCTCTTCGACCACCAGAACAACAAGCGAACAAACTCAGGAAACCACTGTTACCAAAAACCCTCAACCATCTGGTACACAGGTAAAAGCTCCACAGCCACCACCGGCTGTGGAGCAACTACCTTCAGTTACAACTGACGTGATAGAGCAACTCAATCACCGGTTAACACGCATCGAGTCTTCGGTCAAGACAATCCAAAAGTCTCGCCGGATCAAAAAAGGAGTATCATATACTGTGAGTTCAAATGGTTTTAAAGGTGTTATAAAGGATGCAGAATTGTTAGCAGAATTTGTTATTAATGAAGTTGCAAAAGGTGTAAAAACTATTACAATAAGATCAACAAATGATATTAAAAATAAAGAATAAAAACGATTTTGTAGATAAATTTCTTTCTCCAATAAGCAAGATCAACGAGAATGCTGTGATCAAAGTGAATACTGATAAGATCAGTTCGTTGATAACAACCAATGACGAGACTCTAATTCTATATGTTGTGTATGCAGATGCAGCAGTTGAAACAATACAATGCAATTTGAACATACCAGATATCAACCGATTGATCAAAGTTTTTAGCTGTATAGATCATGACAATATTGACATTGAACTAGACAACAATCGACTGAGATACACGTCTGAAAATGTGAACTTCAAATACCATCTGCTCGAGGACGGTATCATCACAACCCCGAGTGTTAGTTTTGAAAAGATCAAACAGTTAAATTTTACCACAAGTTTCACAATCCGGTCAAGTGATGTATCAAGCTTGATCAAAGCATCAACATTCACAGTTGATACAGACAAGTTATACATATACACCAACGCTGG